TCTGACTTAATTGCTATGGGTTATGATGAAGACATAGTTTATTCATTATCTACAGGTGATGCACTAGAGTTTAGTCCAGAACGTATTGCACGATACACACGTGGTGAAATGCCTACGGACCAAGACACTACTGACCCATCTATGCAGTTAGTAGAATACTACGAGTGTTACATTAGAACAGATATGGATGGTGATGGTATAGCAGAGCTAAGACGTGTTTGCTATTCTAATCATGAGATATTACATAATGAAGAATGTGACTATGTTCCATTCCATTCTGTATGTCCTATTCCTATTCCACATAAGTTCTTTGGACACTCACTAGCAGACAGAGCTATGGACTTACAATTAATTAAGTCTACTATTACTCGTCAGATGCTAGATAATCTATACCTTACTAACAACTACCGAGTTGGTGCAGTAGAAGGACAAGTTAACTTAGATGACTTATTAACCTCTACCGCTGGTGGTGTGATTAGGATTAAGAACCCAAATGCTTTAGTACCTATGCAAGTAACCTCTAACGCTAACCAGTCATTCCCTATGTTAGAGTACCTAGATAGCGTACAGGCTAAACGTACAGGTATTAGTGATTCACAACAAGGTCTTGACCCTAACATGATGCAGAATGTAACTGCTACCGCAGTATCTGCTATGACTACCGCATCGCAAGGTAAGCTAGAACTAATTGCTCGTATCTTTGCTGACACAGGAGTAACCTCACTCTTTAGAGGCATACTACATTTAGTATGTAAGTACCAACCTAAAGCTCGCATCATTAAAGTACGTGGTGACTATGTACCGTTTGACCCAAGAGAATGGAACACAGAATACAATGTGTCTGTTAATGTGGGTCTTGGTACAGGTAACAAACAAGAACAACTAGCAACAATGCAAATGATTCTTGCTAAACAAGAAGAAGTTATTAAGGGCTACGGACTTAATAACCCATTAGTTAACCTTAAACAGTACAGAGATACTTTAGCTAAGTTTATTAATATGGCTGGCTTTAAAGATGACTCTGCTTTCCTTATGGATATTACTGAAGAGCAAGCAGCTATGCTAGCACAACAAGCCGCAGAAGCTCCTCCAGAAGAAGACTCTAATACTAAGGCTGCTGGAATACTAGCACAAGTAGAAAGAGAAAAAGCTCAGATGAAGATGCAAGAGCAAATGGCTAAGTTAGACTTAGAAAAACAACAGATGGAATTAAAAGCTCAAAAAGAAATGCTAGAGTTGCAACAAGATAGGATGCAATTTGAAAAAGAAATGGCATTGAAAGAGTTGGAGTTAGCACAGAAAGCATCTAACGATGACAAGAAAACTAACATCAATCAATCTAAAGAACTTATCAACGCATTAGATAAAATACAAAACCTTTCACAGCGAGGTGTGTAAATGACTTTATCTGAAGCAATGCAAAACATACTGGGTAGTCCAGAGTTTCAAGAAGTTATGAAAGAAATGAAAGACTCTCAACTACAAATGATTATGTATTCGGGTGATGACGAATCTCAGATGAGAGAATTTGCTTATCAACGAATAAGGTCCATTAACGAGATTATGTCTAATCTTGAATCTATCGCACAAACAGGCGAGATAAAAGATAAGGCATGGAAGATATTATAGGCATTTGCCTACTAATCGGTAACCTCCCGTAGAGGAATAAAAGGTAATACAAATGAGTGATGAAACCATGACTCCCGAAGAGGGAAGTGGAGAACTAACTGTAAGAGATGCAGCTAACCAATGGGAAGGCTTTTTGACATCAGGTGAGGACTCCAACGAGCAACCAGAAACTGTTGAAACAGAAGCAGTAGAACAGGATAGCGAGGAAGCAGAAGACCAAGCAGATTACGAGGAAGCTGTTGAAGCGACCGAAGATGAAGTGGAAGAATATGCTGACTCTGAAGATGATGAAACTGAAGTTGAAGAAGAGGAGCAACCACAAACCTTTCGTGTAAAAGCGGCAGGTGAGGAAAAGGATGTCACCCTTGATGAATTAATGCAGGGTTATCAACTTGGTGCAGACTATACGAAAAAGACTCAAGAAGTATCTGAGGCTCGCAAAGCAGTAGAAGTAGAAGCTAAAGCTATTAATGAGGCTAAACAAGTTAGAGATACATATGCTCAACGACTACAAGCTATTGAACAGTTCCTTACACAAGGGGATAGTCCAGAAGATTTAGTCGCAATGAAAGAGAACGACCCGATAGGATACGCAGTTAAGGTCGCAGAGATGACCGAAAAGAAAGAGCAACTACAGCAAGTAAGAGCTGAACAGGACCGCATTGCTAGAGAGCAACAAGCGGATTACCAAAAAGCCATGCAAAGCAGAGTAGCTCAAGAAGCACAAAAATTAGCAGCAGTCCTTCCAGAGTTTTCAGACAAAGCTAAAGGCGAACAAATCAGAAATGAAATTCGCAATTATGGCAAATCAGTGGGATTCACAGACGATGAGTTATCTCAGGTCTATGACTCACGACACGTCCTTGTACTGCATAAAGCAGCCATGTACGACAAGCTACAGAAGTCTAAACCAGGCGTTCAGAAGAAAGTAGCTAACGCTCCTAAGATGGTTAAGTCTGGGACAAAAGTTAAGCAAGGCAACAATGATGTACAAAGGCGACAAAAACAACAGCTTAAAGGCTCAGGCAAAGTGCGTGATGCTGCTAAGTTATTTGAAAACTTTATTTAAGGAAATTTAAACAATGGCAACTTATCAAACCTACCAATCCGTTGGTAACAGGGAAGACCTCACAGATATGATTTATGATATCTCCCCTACAGAAACACCTTTCATGTCATCTATTGGCAAAACTAAAGCAACAGCAACTTTCCATGAATGGCAAACAGACTCACTAGCAGATGCAACTGTTAATAACGCTGCGGTTGAGGGTGCGGATGCAAGTTCTGCTACACTATCTCCTACTACAAGAGTAGGTAACAGAACACAAATCTCACAAAAAACTATTCAGATAGCTGGTACTGAAGAAACTGTTGATAAAGCTGGACGTAAGTCAGAAAAGGCTTATCAACTTGCTAAAGCATCTTCAGAACTAAAACGTGATATGGAAAAAATCATGTTGGCTAACCAAGCTGCTACAGCTGGTGATTCATCTACAGCACGTACACTTGGTTCACTACAAGCATGGTTAAACACTAACGCTGTTTTAGGTGCTGGTGGTGTAGCAGGTTCACTAGGTACTACAGCTCGTGTATCTGGTACAGATGCAGCTTTCACAGAAGCTATGTTAAAGACAGCGGTTAAATCAGCATACACAAACGGTGGTAACCCAACCGTGCTAATGGTTTCTCCAACACAAAAACAAGTAGTTTCTACTTTTGCAGGTATTGCAGAGCAACGCTATGCAGCTCCAGCTAACAAGCAAACTACAATCGTTGGTGCAGCTGACGTATATCTATCAGACTTCGGTACACTATCTGTTGTTCCTAACAGATTTACTACTCCTGATGCAGATGACAATGGCGAACAAGCATTCGTACTTGACCCTGAGTACGCAGCAGTAGCTTTCCTACGTCCTTTCCAAACTAATGAACTAGCTAAAACAGGTGACTCTGAGAAGACTCAGCTTTTAGTTGAATACACATTAGAAGTGAAGAACGAAGCAGCTCATGCAATTATTGCTGACTTAGCTGAGTAATAAAGGTTAGATAGCCCTCTTCGGAGGGCATCTCCTTACGAGGACATTATGGCAAAACTATTAAAAAAAGATGAGTTAAGACAATCGGTATCACACGATACTGATGAAGGTATTGTTATTGCAACACAACAAGATGTTACAGACATCATTGAACAGAATAAAAGAGAGTACAACACATCATCCACGACATGGGGTGACGGTGACGTGTTCTCTAACAAGATAGCTTCTATACCTTTTACGGTGATAGACGAACTAAACAAACAGAAGATTATGCGTGGCTTCCACGTAGTAGACCCTAAACGATTTAAAGCATGGTTGAACAATCCTGACAACAGGTTCTTTAGAACTAAACAAGGCACAGTATAATGGCATTCTTTACCGACTACACAACACTACAGTCTACGATAGCTGATTACTTAGCACGTACTGATTTAACAGACCAGATACCTGAGTTTATTAAATTAGGCGAAGTAAGACTTGCTAGAGATTTACGCATCAGACAAATGCTAAAGGTAGCAACTGCTGTAGCGACTACAGGTGACTCTACCGTATCTTTGCCAACAGACTTCCTTGCTATGAAAGACTTACACTTTCAAGGTAACCCTGTAAACCCTATTGAGTTTTTATCTACCAGTAACTTTTTTAGAAACGCAGGCACAACAAATAAAGGTTGCCCACGATACTACACACTACTAGGTGCAGAGTTTCAATTTGCTCCTGTACCTGACTCAGACTATACGCTACAAATGGTTTACTATTACAGACCAGCTTATTTGAGCGACACGAATCCTTCTAACTTATGGATGGCTTACACACCTGATTTGCTACTATACGCAGCACTCGGTGAAGCAGAACCATATTTGATGAACGATGAACGATTACAAACATGGGCATCTATGTATGACAGAGGAGTTGTTGCTTTAACTAAGAGTGATGACGATGCTGAATATCCTGCACAACCACTATCTATAACTATATCTAAGAGGTAATTTACTATGGCTGAAATGTCAAACTATTTGGAAAACGCACTACTTAACGGAACATTGAACGGTACAACGTACACTGCTCCAACTACTGTCTATGTATCACTATGGACATCTAACCCTAACGATGACGGTTCAGGTACAGAAGTATCTGGTGGCTCATACG